ACAAAGGCATAACTCGTTTAAATCGGTTACTCATGTTCATAATTACAGAGTATGTCCCGTAAGGTATTGCTGTTTCATGCATTATTTTACCCTCGCCAATATCATTTAAATCTCCATCCTTATTTAGATCTCTAACTTTGTCCTCTAATGTATCACAAAAATATTTTCCATTAATGTAAAGTTTACCGATTGTGTAAGTGTCACGCAAAGCAACACGTTTAAGTTCTAATTTCATTTTCTTTCAAATTTAGTTAATTTCTTACCAGCTTCTAAACATTTATCTAAGAATGAAAACCCAAATAACACCTTAAAATTTTCATCAATGCTCTTAATCTCTATCCATGAAATACCAACTAAAGCCAATTTAACAAAAGGTATTTGTTTGTCAATAGTCAAATTTAAAGAGTGCGCAATAATAATAAGCAAGCTGTAAAATATTAGCTTAGGCACTAGATTAAATGCTTTCTTAGATTGTATGTTTTCTACCTTTGATTTTCCATCCTTCATTATCCCCGTAATTGTGTCGCAAATTACTAAAGTAACAACAAACCACAAAGCACCCTCAATAGGTGCTAAGAATGAGAATATAGCAGTACCGAAATATACTAATGTTTTTTTCACGATTAAAGCACTATTCAACATCCTTTGTATCTTCAACTGTTATCTTACTAACCGCACCTCCAACAACTCCAATAGTAACCATGTAACCGCTTAACGTTACTATATAAGCTGGCAATAAAATTCCACCGCTTGCAACTGCCATGATAGCACCACCAACAACTCCAATTGCAACACAGCTATTAGTTATCTTTTTAAACAACTTCGGGCTTTTAGCCTTAATTCTCTCTTTTAATGTTAAGTTTTCCATTATGCTTCTAATTCTGTTTCGCCTGCCCAAGATTGGTTATAACATTCACCCCATCCACTCGCATCAACACCCTCAGTAACTCTATTAAGCATATCTTCAGTAAAGCGTATTGCTCCATCTTCTGTTGCACGTAGTGATTCTGATGCTGTTTCTCCCCAACCTATGGATGTGTTAACTTTTCCCCAACCTATGGAATTAGCCATTAATAATTAATTTAGTTATTTCTTTATTTATTGTAACTTGCACATATACATCTACATTTTCATAGTCGCAAATAGTATAAACAATATCGTTTATTCTTTGCTCTATTAACGCTTTCTCAGTTATCAACATTTTTAAACGTTGCTGAGCGTTTAGTGTTAAATCTATTTCCATTAGTCGATAACGATTATTTCACTTGTTTTTATTCCAAATGTTTCAGCCATAATAACAATCATAGACTTCTGCATACATTCCCACATAAATTTTGAAGGTTGTTTCTTTGTTACACCTGAAGCGATACCACCATAAATTGCATCTACTTCCGCTTCACTATAAGTTTTAGGAACTGATTTAACTGGTGTACCATCTTGTTTTTGATACTCTGCTGAAATCCTTACACTACCATCTTCTAGTGGTTCAATGCTTAACATTTTTAATCTTGCGATTTCATCGTAAAGGTTTTGACCGTTTACGTTTACTGTACTTTCTATTGTCATAATTGTTTTTTTTAAACTTTTCTTGCTAAAATTAAATCTCCATTTGATAAAATGTTAGATGCTGTATCAAAATAAGTATCACCACTTGACAAACCAACATTCCCCACTTGTGACCCACTCATTGCTAAAACTCCGTTAGCTTTTACACCAAATAAATCAAGTGTATCTGTATTATTTCTAATAGAAAAAGCTGTATCTAATGCTGATGCTGAAGGGGAGATAACATTAAGCCTACTTGTAGGTGATACTGCTCCATTTCCACCAACTTTAAAACCATTTGCAAACATACTTGCTATAACATTTCCTGAGTTGTATTGCATACTTATAGATACGTCATTTGAGTATATTTGCCCACAATTATTATCTATATTGTTTCTTCCAAATTGTATAACATTTGAACCAAACGTTGAAGGAGTGGTTATCTTAAAAAGATTGTTTCCACCTGTAATATTTTTAAAAGTATGTGCTTCAGCTATTGAGGTGTATTGGTCAACCCCCGTAAAAGTTAAACTAAAACCACCGCCTGTAACAGTTCTGCTACCTGTTAGTGTTCCGTTTGAATTATAGATATTTACAGCACTTACTGCTGCTGTAATCTGTGCGCCTGTAATATATCTAGTATTATACGCACCACCACCAGCACTAACCGATACCTCAATTAAATCTGTACTTTGTAAGTTACTTCCCTTTGCTGTTAACTCGCTTATCCTTTTCTCTGCCATTTTCTACCTTCTTTAAATATAACTCTAATTTAACAATATTGTCTTGTTTTGGTTTGTACTTCTTTATATTACCCATCCTCCTAAAAAGTTTTCGCTACTTGGATTTACTTCACCGTTATTTGTAGCTTGTAAGTACTCAGGAAAATCGCCACTATTAGCACACATAAAATCTATAAATCTTTGCGTGTAGTTCTGTGCTAAATCTCTATGCTTTTCAATTAAAAAATCTATTTCCATTTTTTCAACACTTTCTGCATTTTCTGCTGTCGGTTTATAAATTCCTTTGTTAGCTATTGTGTAGTTTGCAAATGGTAAATATTCGACCATAGCCCAATAAATAAGCATCCACTTTACATGGTTGTTTACTAAAGATAAATACGGATCTTGTAAGTCGTTTGCTTCAATATCTGTTTTAATTCTTTGTAGTAATAGAGTGCCTAAATAGTTTTGTATATGAATGTCTTGTGCTACCTTGATAAACTGAATAAATTTATCAGTATCTACATTACCATTTAACGCTGTATATTTAACTATATCTGCTCTACTTATAAGTAATACCTCTGCCATTATTGAAATCTTTTGTTAGTTGGTAAAAAGCCATTAAAAGGTAAATTCTTTGGTTGTATAGATACCTCGAATGAGTTTCTAATCTTATAACCTCTTTTCTCTGCTGTTGATGTTGCTATTCTTACTGCATCGTTTGATAATGGGCTAACTCTATCCGTGTTCAATGAAGCGTAAACCTCTCTGCGGAATGAATGGTGACAGCCACCTCCGCCTTTATATTTTAATAAATCGTAAGTATCTGCTCCTTTTGGTCCCCAACCTGGATTAACATTTTCATCCTTACTCATTGCCATAATATCTTCTTTACGGTAAAGTTTGTTAGCTTGTAACATAGCTTTACAGAATGGTCTAGAGTTTTCGTTTAACTTACCTGTATATCTGTAACGTGTCATGTACTTAACATCTTTCACCACTTCATCCTGCTCACTTTTAGCAATTGGTACTGCTTTACCCGTTGTAACTAAGTTTAATAATTGTCTGCTAAGTTTTACATTTTCAAAATCAAACTCCTCGCTACCATCTTCATCAAAGGCATCAATTAAAACCCAATTATCATCACCAACCTCCCCATATTTATCTACCCAATTTTGTGAACTCATTGCTACATCTGTCCCTGTCTCCTCAGCTACTTGTTCCGTAGTTTGTGCATTCTCTAAATCGGTAAACTCTATAGGCTGTAACGTCTTAAAGTAAAGTTTTAAAGAGATATTATTAAACCCTAAAAGCATTTCAATAGCCTCAATTATTTCATATTGGTAAGGTTTAATTACCATGTTGTCAAATAAGATAAAACTATTTTTCAACTCATCTGCATTTGAACTAAATCCTGTTGTTGTAGCAATACCAAATAATAAAGGACTTGTAACATTGTGACTAAGCATAATTTTCTGCATAGCTTCCGTTGCTAAATATTGGTAGTGCTCAGGCGCATCGTTTAATGGAATATCAGTAACAGTTGTTTCGTTCTCTTTATTTGCATTAAATGATACTATTACCTTTTGTCCTTTTGTTCCTGTAAGTTTAGATTTTACTTTATTACTTAACTCTAATTGCTTTTCTTCTTGTGGTACAACTCCGTTATTAAAGTTCACTACCTTAGTGCCACTGAAGCCGTTTTGAACGTCATTAATCAAATAGTCTGCAATATCCGACTCTAAAACGGAATAAGGCAACCCACCGATATAATCAACATTAGAAAAGTATTTTAATCCTACTGAGTAAGGTTTGTAATAAAGTATTTCAATCTCCCCTTTACCAAATCCAAAAGCATCGTATCTTACAGGTTTAAATTTACGTACATCATCCCAATTATCAGAATAAAAATACCCTGTAATCTCCCCATCTTTATTGCATTTCTCAGGTGCTAATAATTGTACCGGTATGTGATACGCTTTTAAAATCTTTTTTCTATCTTTAGAGTAGTGAACTTGCAAAGCAAATTGACCTAACATCTTACGATCTAAAATAATTTTTCTAATATCACTATCAGCAATTAAAGTTTTTAGTTGTGCGTATTCGTTTGGCTTTCTGCTGGCATCTAATGCACTTAAACCTCTACCATAAGTTAACTTGCTTACGTTGTTTATAATTGCACTATTTGTAGTGCTGTTATTGTAGCAATCAATAAGGTATTGAAAGTAACTATTATTATCACCTAGTAAAACCCATTCATCCCTATTTGATTCTTTAATCGTAGGGCTAACATAAGCAGATAATTCAAATATATTAACGTTATCACTCATAAACTATAAATTCATTTGTTGTAGTGTTACTCTGGTATGTTCCATTGTTTACACTAAATGTTACTTTGTTTTGGTTTGTGCAGAATACTTTTCCGTAAAATACTACATCTGTACCGTTTCTTAATTCCAACTTATAAAAATGATTTTCAACTAATTCATAACTTGCTTCTACACTTGTGGTATAATCACCCTGTATAATTGCTTCGATAGTTATTTCAGTTTCTACATTCGTTTGCTCATCCGTAATAAATAAGCCATCTATCTCATTATTTCGAGGTATGCAATAAAAAACTTGTGAATCTGTATCTGTTGTTAATAGAATCATACTTATATAACCAAAAAAAGTAAAATTGTATTAAAAGCAAAAAGGGTGCGCCATAGACACACCCCTTTTAAAAGTATAAACCAACTATTAAACAGTCACTATTGTAGCGTCATCAAACGCAGTAGCTAACGCAGCATCACTTGTTACATCAATTAAGTTAGCAAGCAATTTCTCTTGACCAACCAAAGTGAGTTTGTAACCTGTAAAATCACCTAAAGCAACCCCATTTTCAACACTTGCAGTTGTTAACTCCATACCCCAATTTAAACCACATAAGTAGTATTGGTTATTTCTAGTCTTAACAATTACGTGAGGTCTTCCATAAGCCATCAATTTAACGTTTTTATGCGTTGTAATATCTTGCTTTTTCAACTCTGCTGTAATTGTTTGCTCAACTACTGTTGTTCCGTTTTCTCTTGAAGGAGTAATAACTTGACTCATCGTGTTATTCCCTTTCAACTCATATTTATAGATACTCGTAACTCCTGTTACTGCATCTATTACGTCTGTATTCGTTACATCGTAAGTAATATCTCCGCTTTCGATTCCGTAATTAATGAAATATATTGCATCAATACCACCTACTGCATCTTTACAAACCTCTGCTCTTCCGTTTGCTATATCACAAGCCATAATTTTTTAGTATTAAAAAAGGGTGGTGTATATTGCACCACCCTTTTAAGTTTATAATTTAGTTAATTAGTTAGCTGCGTTTGTGATTCCGTAAGTAACGATATCTGATACAGAATGATAGTTAACTGCCATTCCAGCACGTAAAACGATTCTTACATTTTGATCACCTAACGTTTCAGAGGTATCAATTACTCTACACTCATTTGTATCGTTGAGCAAACCGCAACCGAAAAACAAGTTATCAGTAGTTGTTGCAATTGCTACGTTTGAAGCCAATCCATTAGCTACGAAAATTTGAACATCATCAAAAGACAAAGCACTCATATTAGAATACCATTGCGTACCTTTGTTGTCAGTACCATTAGCACCAAATCCACTTGCACCGAATCCACCTAATGCACGAACATAAGCCTTAGCAATGTTTTGTGAAACATAGATTCTTAAATCATCTCTACCATAAAGAGCAGCAGGAATTGCATCTACAATTTTACCTAACTCAGTAATTACGTTTGCAGCAGTTACAGTTGTTCCAGCTACTTCGTTAGCAGTTGGTAAATCAGCATCAGCAGCAAGTAAAGTACAAATACCTGCAATTTGTCCTGATGTTGCGTTAGTACCTCTCCAAATAGAAACCTCTACCTCTTGAGAAACTTTATCAGAAACGTAAGCTAACAAATAATCAACGAATGATTTTGCTAAAACTTTGTTTGCTGAATAACCCATTTCTTCAGCTTGCCATGTAGCTAAGAAATCTTTTTTACACAAGTTTAAGTTAACTTGTAAATTTTCAATCGTTAAATAACGTTCTGTTAAGTCGATAGTTGAAAGTGGGGTATAGTCGCAAGTTGCATCTTTTAAAAGTCCATCAATTGCTAATTTGTGCATCACTGCTTTATAAGCAATGTTAGGTACAATTGTCATACCTCCGTTTGCTAAAGTGTTACCACTTAAAAGCGCAGCACGTACCCATAGTTTTGAATCTTGACCAGCATATGTAGTCGTTATATTCGTTGTTGTTGCCATGTTTTTTTATTTATTTATTAATTATTATTTACTATTATATACTGATTCTAAAATAGAATCTCTACGACCTTTTGGTGCTTTACCTGCTAACTCTACCACTTCAATAGGGTTTGAATTTTCAGGATTAAACATAATCGGTTTTGGAGTTTCTGACAATTCTACTTCCTCATCAACTTTTGTTAACTCTAAAATCTTAGCCTCTAATTCAGCAATTTTAGAATCTTTAGCATCCATTTCCTCTTGTGAAAATTTGTACTCTTTTACCGTACTTTCTGTAATCACTTTTGGTTGTGCTTGCGTTGGTTCTGCCTCTGCCTCCACAGGTACTTCTGCCTCTTGTGCTGGTGCATCCATAACCGATTCAATGATACCCTCAACAACTACGTTAAGTAATCTACCATCTTCTAATTCGTAAGGGCTACCTTCTTGGTTTACAGGTAAAGGAATTTTTTGATCGTCTTCTGCGACAATAAAAACCTCCATATCAGGTTCAAAGGCATCAGCTTCAATTACAGTCATGCCATCTGCTAACTTCATTTGTTCTAGTTTAATTTCCATACCTAGAAATACCATGATGTTTTTTAAAATTTTATTTGAGTTCTTCATAAACTTTTATTATTATAACCTACTAAAAAAATATTGTCGCATTTTTTAATTTTGTGTTGACGTTGAACGTACTTGAACTACATGGTTAACGTTACTAATTGTGTGTTCTGTTGTTGCTCCTATTCCTTGCGCTTTTAATTCGCCTGTGCAACATTTTACGTTGTATGTTCCATCTTCACATAAACAACCTTTTTTACCTCCTACTGGACTTGCTTTCTTTGCCATATTTATTTGTTTTTAATTTAAAATAATGCTATAAATTTTGTAAACATATCATAATTATCAGTGGTAGCAACACCATTAACATGACTCATTGCACTACCCGTTGTGCCATTCCATGAAAAGAAAAATACTTTATTTTCAATTGTAGCATATTGCATCCAATCGTCACAAACGTTAATCTGTATAATTGAATTAAACTCTTTAGGTCTAAAGACGAATTTAGCTTGACCGTTTACACCAGCACCTACATTTGTGCTTAAGTCAAATAATATTCCATTTAATCCTGTGTTGCTTGTGTGTATTGCCATATCTTATTGATTTTTCCAATGAACGTTCATACTTCCCGTGACTCTTACGTTATTACTTCCTAATGATGGTGTAGCACATAAAACAATAGCATCCATTGTATTATTAAGTGTACTGTTTAAGCTCATAAGTAAAGATTTTATTTCCTTTGAGTTATTCATGTTTAATGAAAAGTAAGTGTTACCTATACTTGTTCCACCCGTTACCGTATTTGCAATTGCACCCGTAGCAGTTTCAAGTGGTGTATTTGTAACCGCTGAATAAGTAAATGTACCTGCTACCGTTGGGTTTAACCTCAACTCTAAGTTTATAAAGTCATTAGTAGAAATTACACCCTCAAAAGATTTTACAAACGCTAAAATATCTCTTTGTGTTGTTGCTTTTCTAACTCCACAAAGTGCATACGTTGTACCCGTTGCTAATGGTGTTATTCCTGCGTTTGGTGCTGATACTGTTATACTTGTTCCTTCTACTTCTCCATCTCCTTCACTATTTACTACTGCACAAATAAAATCCATGTTACCCGAACCCGTTGTACTTCTAATCTCGTATCTGATAGGTTTGTTAGGACTTAGGAAAATAGGCTCAGTATCTGTATTAGCGTAATAGTGAACGTGAACTAAAATAGGCTCACCGTTGTACATTACAAACATTCGTAAAGCCGTACCACCTAAGTAAAGGAAATCAAAAAAGAAAACATTAAACTTAGTAAAGTCTATTGTCATTCCACTTGCACCAGTACCATCTAATTTATCCAACCATGCAGAACGTAAAATATTAATTGTATTTGTT